TTATTAAGGTTTGTGAAATAAAGGATAAAAACTTCAATCCAGCTGATTTGAAATTTTCAGCAAAAACCCTTAAGTATGTATTTAATGAAAACGAGGTAACTCCAGGTTTCAAAGATAAACTACGAATTGTAATTAAAAAATTAATGGATGCAGAAACTCTGATTAAAAGAGGAGAATTTTTGTATATTAATAAAGCAGTATTTAACGAACTGTATAACTAAAAAATATGATAGACTTTAAAGAAAATATTGAGTTACTGGAGAAAGTTATTCTTAACTTCATTCTAATGGATGATAATAACGAAACACTAATTCGCCCAAAGAATGTGGAGGCTCTTGATATACGGGAAGTAATTCCTAAAATGAAGACCCAGTACTTCAATAATGATGATCTTGGTAATATTTTTAAAGTAGTAAAAAACTATTATAAAGAATATCATAAAGTTCCGTCTAAAACAGAAATTCGTCAACTACTTAACCTAGCTAGTTATGAAATATCTGACGAGCATTTTGATACTCTATTGAGTGTAAACTTAGGAGAATACAATTATGAATTCTTAACTAAATATACAAAGTCGTTTATTTTAATTAAGAATCTTAACTCTTCGATTATTGATATTTTATCATTTTTAAAGACTACTGAAATTAGTCCAGAGAATGTTAATATTATTACAGATCAAGTTAGGACTAAGCTAAATACAAACCTAAATGTTTCTTTTAGTAATGCTGAATCTGGTCTAAACTTTTTTAATGCAGTAGATCACGTTCAAGTTTCTAAAATAGGTACTCCAACTGGCTTTCCGTTTCTTGATAAAACGCAGGGCGGCGGCTGGAACCCTAAAACCCTAGTTGTTTTCCAAGGTAGACCTAAAGTTGGTAAATCCATGGTTCTTTCTAATATTGCAGCTCGTGCATTTATGACAGGTTGTCAAACTGGAGTTGCAACACTAGAATTATCCGATACTAAATATATGAAGAGACTAGGTTCGAATATCTTAAATATTCAATCTAATCACTATAATGATATTACTTCAGCGGATCGTACCCAGTTAATTGAAGCTAAAATTGAACAATTTAAACAAAGCGGCTCCAATCCTGGAGAACTTTGGATTAAAGAGTTTGCAACCGGTAGCGCAACCGCAGTTGATATTGAGAACTATTTCCTAAAGGTACAGGAAAGTACAGGTCAACACATGCAAATTATAATAGTTGACTATATTAATTTAATGAGACCTATGCGTGAGCAGGGAAATACTTACGAGAAAATCAAAGTAATTTCTGAAGAATTAAGAGCAGTAGCTCAACGAAATGAATGGACTATTATTACTGCAACTCAAATTAAACGTGATGCAGTAGACGATCAAAATATTGGAATGTCAGATATTGCAGAATCATTTGGTCTTGTCCATACAGTTGACTCTCTTTATGGATTGATGCGAGGTCCAATGGAAAAACGAATTAAAATTAAGGTTATTGCTAACCGTGATGAAGGCTATACGGAAAGCTTTAAAATGTATCGAATGAATTACGATTTCTCTAGACTTGTCGAAGAAACTGATCCAGCTAGCGAATACTACTCGGATGACGATGATATTTCTGCAATCGAAGATGATTTACGTCTACAGTATGCAAATGTCCAACCTAAACCGCAGTTGACCATTGCGCCTACTATCAAGCAGTTTGGAGAACATAGCGACATTTTAGAAAATTTATAAAAAAACTACAATAAGTTATGTGGAAGAAAAAAGTTAAAGAGGAAGAACTATTTACAAACGAAGGCGACAATTGGTCAGCCTTAGATGGAGAAGATAGTGAAGTCTCTAGTCACGACGATTCTGAAGAAATTGATTTAGCTGAAGACTCTGAAATTGATGATGGCGATGAAGCAAGGTATCAACAACACTTAAAATTAAAGAGAGAAGATAAAATCTTCAATAACTCTTGGAATAGTGGAGATGGAGGTAGCGATGAGATTTATCAAAACAATGGAATTAGGTTAGATCCAAGTCATACTGATAGTCATCTACTGGATGCAGCATCATTTGATCGATATACTGATAAGATGATTATCGAACGAGACCTAAATAATATTGCACTAGCAGATGAAGTTATGATTGGCTTAATGGAAATATCGTCACAGGGTCGCAAATTTACTAAACCTGAATTAAATCTAGCGTTTGCTAGACTATGCGAACTGGTTAGAACTAATAGAAAAACAACATTCATTGGACCAATCGATGTATTAGATTTCGTGTCAATGATTTCTCAACTAGATTTTAAACGACTGTTTGAATCAATGGAATACGAACATAAAGAGGTTCTTTTATTAGAACTTAATAATAAATTTGGAATACTAGACGGTAAGGTTCGATTTAAAAAGTTATTTTAATGAAGTTAAACAATATAGACAAAATCTTTTTAGTAGGTGATCTCCATCTTGGAATTAGAAACAATTCTGTAGAGTGGGCAGATATTCAAAAAGAATTTTTATTAGAAGTTTTACCAAAAACGGCAGCTGACAATGGATTTAATCCAGAAACAGATATTCTTATTTTAGAGGGCGATATTTTTCATTCTAGAGAATCTATTAATGTTAGAATTCAAAATGATTCAATGGAAATTTTTGAAAATCTGGCTAAAGTATTTAAAAGAGGTGTCTTTATTATATTAGGTAATCATGATGTCTATTACAAAGATTCAAATCAAGTTAACTCAGTTCGCCACCTAAAACACCTTGCTGAAAATATCCATGTATTTGAGAGCCCAGAGATTTTAACAATTAACGAAACTGAGAATTGGCTAATGCTACCTTGGGTTGAAGATACTAAAACTCTAGGAGGCCATGTTGCAGACTATGCAGGTATGTGTAATCGTATTGTATGTCATGCAGATATTAAGGGTCTTAAATTTAATAGATGGACCAAAGTTGAACATGGATTAGAAATTACCGCCCTATCCCAGTATAACAGGGTTTACTCTGGCCACATCCATCACAGACAAGAACAAGATAATATATTGTATACCGGAACGCCCTACCAGATGGACCGTGGTGATCGAGGGAACGCTAAGGGGTATTACATAATAGATGCTAAAAACAATTATACAGAAACCTTTATTGAAAACCTAACATCGCCAAATTATGTCAAATACGATATATGCGAGTTATTAGATATGAATATTGATCAGCTAAAAGGATTATTAACCAATAATTTTGTTGATGTTATGATTGAGATTAATTTATCCAATAAAATTCCGCTTAGTCAGTTCTTAGCTGTATTAGAGCAGATAAAATATAGAAAAATTGAATTTTTTACCTATACAAGTAGTGATTCATCCGAAGCTAAGCCGGCTGATATTTTGTTAGACCTATCAAGTTCAGATAAGTTTGATGCGTTTGAAATTTTTAAAACCTACTTAAATTCAAAACAATACACTCCAGTTATGAAAAAGGATCTTATTACAAAATTCTTTGAAATACAGGAAAGAGCAAAACAAGATAAAGACTATGTTTAATATTGGAATTACAAATAAAGTTAAAATACAGCTTGACCCGGTCGAAGGTTTTCCTAAGATTATAGCTACCAATAGAATTTTACAAGGTGAACCTATTGAAACAGTTTGTGCACACGATTTAAATATGATTCAGGCAAAACTTGTATTTAGTTTAGCACCAGCATTTTCAAATACAATTCAGACCAATCCAATCAAATTAAAGCAATTAAATTCTGAGATGGATAAGTTAGTTAATGATTTAAGAAATGAATTACTTGAGTCAAACTCCGATGCTACGCCAGAAGATCTTAAAAATATTCAAGATGATCCACGATTGGTTGATAAATTACATGCATATCACTGGCTGGACTTTTTAACAGGTAATATTTCAAGCTATACTGTATCAGACTATCCAAACGCTAGTATTGAATGGAATGATCAAATTAAAACTTGGCAAGTTATTGCTTCTACTGAAATTTTGACAGATCAGGTAATAAGCTTGCCTAAACCAAAAGACTTATGAAAATAAAGGAATTTGCATTTAAAAATATTTGCTCGTATGGAAATAAGATACAAACTTTTAAATTTTCAGATGAGCCAAATTTAATTCTTGTTCAAGGAACAAACGGGTCTGGTAAATCCAGTATATCGGATGCCTTGACTGTTTCTATATATGGAAAATCTGGTATTAGAAAAATCAAAGAGATTCCAAATAGAATCAATAAAAATGCCTATACTTTAGTAAAGTTTACCGCAAACAATGGTGATGAAGTTGAAATAGAAAGAGGACTTGAACCAAATTTCTCTAAAATTCTAATTAACGGAAATGACTATAATTTACCTGATAAAAGAAGAGTTGATGAATTTATTGAAGAAGAACTTGTTAAAATTCCATTTAATGTTTTTTCAAATACGATTTCTCTTTCAGTAAATGACTTTAAGAGTTTTGTTAAATTGAGCCCAGCTGATAAACGAAAAATTATTGATAAGATCTTTGGATTAGATCTAGTTAATGATATGAATCAATTGGTTAAAGAAGACGCAAAAACAGTAAAGGGCAAGCAATTCGCTAGTCAAACTGCTCTTACTAAAAATCAACATCTATTAGAGCAAGCAGTGCAACAATTATTAGCTCTGCAACAAGACTTAACTCAAGAAAAGGAAAGCAGAATTATTCAACTAAACGATATTTTAACTAGAGCCAAGTCTAAACAAGACGAAGTTAAGCTATCATATGCTGATCTTAAAACCGAATTGGACGCTACTAAGAATAAGTTAAAGGCTGCCAGAGAATCTAAATCTTCGTGCACATTTAATATTGCTGAGATCGATAAAAAATTAGCAATATATGCAAAAAACAAGTGTCCACACTGCTTAAGCGATTTAACTGATACTGTTCATATTGGAATTAAGCAGCAACTGGAAGATAATAAAGCCAATTTTCAAGAAGAACTTTTGCCAATAGCAACTAAGATTTCAGAAATAGAAACTGGAGCTAGGGATCTTGAAGCATCTCAAGAAAAATTTAGAAACGATCATGCAAAACTTTCGTCAGCAATCGATTCCGCTAAAAGAGAATTAGATTCGCTAACGCAATCTCAAGACTCAGAAAAACAAACTCAATATCTACAAAAGATTATTGATCAGTTAAACGAAGATATTGAATCGACTAACACCGATCTAGGCGAATTAGATAAGGAACTTTCAGTTAATCAAGAGCTTGAAGTAATTCTTTCAGATAACGGAATGAAACGTATCCTAATGAATCAAATTATTCCTCTACTTAATAAGAATATTCTAAGAACTTCTAAAATGCTTGAGTTTAAGTTTGCATTTGAATTTGATTTGGAATTTAATCCTATTATTACACACCTTGGAATGCAAATTTCGCCAGAGTCACTATCAGCCGGCGAACAAAAGAAAATGAATCTAATTGTACTATTGTGTATATTAGAATTAATTAAAATGAAAAATAATAAAATTAATCTACTTTTTCTAGATGAAATATTTTCTTCTCTAGATTCTGTAAGTATTTACAAAGTAGTTGATTTGTTAAAAACTTTTGCTAAGAAGCACAATATGACAGTGTTTGTAATCTCGCATGATCCATTACCGGAAGAGTTTTTTGATATTAAGGTGTTTGTCGAAAACAAAGACCATTTTTCTGATATAAGAGTAAATTAATATAGACCTATGCATACTTACAAAGGAACATCATTCGCAGAAGCTTACCAAAAATCACTAATTGATTTATTTGATAATGGCGACTTGTGTGAAACCCGAGGAACTACCAGTAAAGAATTACTAAATGTTTCATTAGAAATTACTGATCCAAGTCAGTGTATGTATACTAATATGACCAGGTCAACCCAGACCAAATATATTGCAGCTGAATTATTATGGTATTATGCCGGACGTAATGACGTTGCGTTTATTTCAAAGTATGCTAAATTTTGGGAACAGATACAAAATCCAAATGGAACTGTAAACTCAGCATACGGTAACTTAATATTTAAGCCAAAGTCGCTAGGCGGTCTTACTCAATATGAATGGGCAGTTGCTTCCTTAGCAAAAGATAAGGACAGTCGACAGGCGATACTTCACTTTAATACGCCAGAACATCAATATAACGGAAATAAAGATTTTGTTTGTACAATGTATGGAATTTTTCATATTAGACATAATAAACTAAATTTCAGTGTCTATATGAGATCCAATGATGCAATTTGGGGTACTCCAACTGATGTTGCATTTTTCTGTTCTCTTCAAATGCAAGCCCTAGCACATCTAAAAGAATTTTATCCAGAATTGGAACTTGGTACATACACTCACCATGCAAATTCATATCACATATATGATAGACACTATGAGTTAGTTAGTAAAATGCTGCTTGGCGAGTTTATCCCAACTAGACTACCATCAGTTAAAACTAATCTAGTATCAATGTCTGGCCATCCAACTCAAGATTTTACAGATATTTTTGAATTTGTTGAACAGGACCAAGATGATATTTTAATTCTACAAGAAAAAGACGATCTTTTAACCTGGATTGTAAACCAATTTGAAGTATGATAACTAGATATGATATAGTATACATGAAAATGGCGTCACAATGGGGCCAGTTATCCAATGCTCGTCGTAAAAAGGTTGGAGCTCTATTGGTAAAAAACAATACTATTATTGCAGATGGTTATAATGGAACCCCTTCTGGATTTGAAAACGAGTGCGAAACTCCAATCTTTGATAAAGATAATAACTTTTTAGACTATGAAACTAAGTGGTACGTTTTGCATGCTGAATCAAATGCATTAGCTAAAGTTGCAAAATCCACACAATCTTCTGAGGGATCTACTCTTTATGTTACAATGTCTCCGTGTAGAGAATGTAGCAAATTAATTCTACAAGCTGGAATTAACCGAGTAGTTTATTCAGAAACATACAGAGACTCTGCCGGTCTCGACTTATTAAAAAAGGCAGGGGTTGATGTAGTTCAGATTCTAACCGAGTCTGAATAAAAAAAGTTATCCACATTTTGACAGAAGATATTGCAACCAGAGAATTAACTATTGTTTTCGTAAGAGATTATAAAACATTCGTTGAGCGCTTTTCTAAAAAAAGTAAAAGCGACTATGTTCTTAATATTAATAAGATCGTAAAGGAAAAATTTCAAACTGAAATCTTTATTCCAAATAAAGTCCAAGCGTTTCTATTAAATTATGAAATTTCTAAATTGATTGATAAAGTTATTAAGATAAAGAACCAGAAATATTCCAGGCTAATTTATCTAAATACTGAGCTTTCGCCAACTGGCATCTTGAATTCAATTAATTTCTTAAAGACCACATATACTTGGGT